GTTTTACACCGTCTTTCAAAGATAATGATTCATCTTCAGAAACGGAAAAATCATAGACCTCAATATAAACAAAATACTGAGCAAGCTTAATCTTGCCTCTACTATCTAGCTTATTTTCTGTGATACCAGACTGTGAAGCTTGAAACTGCTTTACCATTCTATTCTTTATCTCAGCTTTATCTTCTGTAAAAGTAAAACGATTTGTTTCCTCAAGGTATTCAACAACAATGTTTGTAACACCAAGACCAACACGTTTATCTTTTAACTCAGGATAAGCAGCATAAACATCTTCGTTTATACCTAAAGATAGTAACTGTATAGGAATCTTTGGACCTTCATAGTCCATTAAAGAATCTATGTTTATCTTCTTCTCAAAAGATGCAGTATAAGACTCTGTTCTTGTTGCTGCTATCTGTGCTTGTGTCTTATGACTGAAAGCTAGAAAGAATATAAAACAAGCACTTAAGAATACGCTTAACTTTTTCATACAGTTTCTTCATTGTCTTTTATTTTACCGCACTTAACGCACTCTTCATCACCGTCATTGTCAACATCGTCCCATACGTGTTCACATTGTCTGTGTGCAAAGTATACATCGATCTTACCATCACCGTCAATATCTAAGCCATCCATAACTCCGTCACCGTCTTCATCGATTTCAGTGCCAGTTTGTTTTGGTTCAGTTTTTGGTAGTGATACTACTGATTCTAATGTATTATTAATCTGTGGAGCTGCAGGCATATCTGAAGTATTAGATAGACTTGTACCGTCCTCCTCATCCATTTTCTGGACTAGCATCTTATCTTTATCTGTATCAGAGAACCAGTAGTCAATAATCTTACCATAAGAACCAATAAAAGCCCCTAGTAAAAGTAATAACAACTCTTTCCACTCACCAGCAATAGCAGTATTTTGAGCAATAGCAATGAATATACCGCCAATAATAAGCATAAAACCTCCAAGAACGATAGCTGTTATCAACCATCGTCTTGTCATCATCTGAGTTAACAGGTCTTTAAACCCTGTTGCTTGACTATTTTCCATTACCATTTAGGGGCTTCTTCTAACTCTTCCTTCGCTGTCTTAGGCTTAGGCTTTGGAGCTGGAGCTGCTTGTGCCGCAGGAGCTGCAGTCTTATTAACAATGATAGTTTTAGCTACAGGTGCTGGAGCAGCCGCCGCTTGATTGATATTAATAACAGGAGCTGCTGCAGTTGTTGCTGCTGGAGCTGGTTCATCACCTTCACCTGTTAATTGTTTTGTAACGTAACCACCAACACCTAGTGCAATGGTACTTGCTAATCCGATTAAGATGCTCTTTAATGAGCCTCCTGTGCTTTCTGCTTCTTCTGACATGTTGTTTATCGTTTAATAACTAAAGGTTTTCTAATAGATGTACCAGACACATCTGTTAATGTTAAGTCATATAACCCATCTGGTAGGTCACTAAAATCGTAGATCTTTGTTGTAATCTCAGTATCTGCAGTTAATGGTAAAGTCTTTACAGGTTCAATAGCAGCAAAAGAGTAAACCTGAACAGAGTATTTAGCTCCAGGTGTTACTGCAAATAAAGCTGTAACCTTACCTCCAATAGATGTAGCACTTAATATTTCTGTTGAAGTAGCTTTTGCACCAAGATTTATTGGAGCATCTTCAAACTTCTCTAGATCAGAGCATGCAAATACTAACGTAACAAGCGTTAATAACAATAATGTATTCTTCATAGTGGTTAGATATTAAAAGTTGTTGTATCCAGTAATCTTAATAGTATCTGAGTTAAGTGTAATACCTAACTGAGCACCTGTACTTGATGCAGCATCCATTACTGGACTTACTTTAATCAAGGTATTCATATCTAAACCGTTTGTTATTGCACTGAACTTAAGTTTAAACGGTACTAGTTCCCCTGTAACAGATGAGTTAAGAGCTTTATCTAATGCACCAAAACGAATAACACCAGGTTTAGTATTATCAGCAAAAGCATACCATGTATTTGGCATTTGGTTCATGATCTCTTCAAACTTAATAGAGGCAGGATTATATCTAAACTCAAACTGTAAACCTGATAACTTATTACCGTTCGTATTAACCTTGATTGGTATCTCGATAGTATTAGATGTTAGAGTCTGGTTAGCTAAGCTCACTGAAATGTTTGAAGTAGCAACTGTTCTGTTTAACGTCTTATTTGCTGTTGAGTTAGTCTTTAATGATACAGCAGCATTTGTTGCAATAGTACCATTAATCATCATCTGAGATGAATGTGAACGGTTTATATCACCAGGGATTAAGAACTTAAGTCTTAATGGTTTATTCTGACCTATGAGACCTGTTCTAAATGTAACATAACTATTCTGGATATCTTTCCAGTTTGTTGCAGTTAGTCCATTAAAAGTACTATCTGTAAAAGTAGGAACTGACATATACATATCTGTACCTGATGTCCATCCTTGCGGACGTGATACTAGATCTGTTACTCCAATAACATGAGAGTAAAGCTTTGTTAAATCACCACCATCAAAAGTTTTAGAGCGATTAACATCAGCAGCTAAATAACCAGCTCCTGTAATAATAGATTCAGCTTTATATGTACCGTCTAAGTTCTGTTGTACAAACTCAGCTTGTGCTGTAGTGTAATCAGATACAGTGACGGCAGCATCATATAAATCTAACATACTATCCATATTAACCATCATCATAACACGATAATCAGTGTTAGGTTCTAAACGTGACTGATCAATATTAACTGCACCGTTGCTTGTTGCATCAGCAATAATACCAACGTTTGTTGTTGGATTTAAAAACAAAACTCGATGTAAAGTAAAGTTATCGATGTTAGGATTTGTCTCTATAGTTGCATTAACATACTTAGTAGCTGTAGGATCAAGATAGATAACACTTGTTAAAGGTATTGTCATCTCAGTTGAACCTGATGTACCGTTTGCATTAAATGCAGCAGCAAAGTTCATCTTGATAGGATCCCATGCATAACCTGGAGCAGTAGTCTTTAATCTAAACTTAAGACGAATTATATCATCCCAACCTCCAGAATATGGCATACCATTTGGACTAGCCCAGTTTAAATAGACCCTAAGAATAGTTTTAGGTCCACCAGCCGTAAAAGTATAATTAGCACGATTATAGTTAGCATTACCGTCTGGAGTGGTATTCTGTTGCGTAGATACCCACGTATAACCAGGATAAGTGTACCAGTCCATAGTAATACTAGAACCGTAAGGAAGTATCCCACCGTTTCCACCTGTTCCTGTATTTGTAACAGTAACAAGCTCAAACGCTGTGTTCTGGTACTCAAAATCGAAATAAAGCGATCTAGCTGTAGTGTTACCATTACCATCTGCTTTTACTGATACTATAAACTCATCTCCTTTGTTGATGACTGTACCGTTAACATTTACTGATGTTGAATCATCTTGTAGTCTTAACTTAATGTTGTTCTGACTATATGCAGTACTAAAAAAAGATAGTAAGATGACTATATAAAAAAGCTTTCTCATTATAATAGTTTTGTGATTAGTGTGTTACAAGATTTTTTTAGAGCTGATGATAGATTAGTTTGGTTAAACTTACCACCTTCATCTATAACTAGCGCAGCCATTGATACTTCCTCAGCAGACTCCTCAACTATAACTGTCTTTTTTACTTTACTATCTTCAATCAACTTACCTCTCATTCGTATAACTACAGCTTCTGTATTCTTATGAAATACGGATAAGTTAGACTGAGTCTTTAATACATCAAGATAAACAATCTCTATCTCTATCTTCTTTGTAGCATATGGGTTGATTACATAATCTTTCTCTTGTAAGAACTCTTCCATAATATTCTTAACACCAAAAGCAAGATTACGATTACCAGCTAGATTACCCATAACAATCTTATTCTCAACAGAAGAAACGTTTATGCTTTCTCCCGGTCCTATAAGATTAACAATGTTCTGAGGAGCAAAGAAGTGTGAGTATATAAAGTAACTCTGTATAGATAATGCAGATGCTACAATACTCCAAACAACAAATAGTAATGCTTTCATATACTTATGGTTTATACATGGAAAAAGAGCGATTAACGCCCTTGTCCCACATATTTCTTTTTAACTGCTTTAGCTTTTGGTCCTGCAGTCTTTGCATGTTTTCCTTTACGTCTAGTGCCGAAGACAATCTTCTTTGCTTCAGTAGATCCTTTTGTTTTTGCCATGGTTTATTATGATAGTAAGTGATAATACTCATTAAAGTGTTTAATGCGATCTGTTAAGCCTATTGTACCGCCATTAACTCGTTTAGTTACTGCTGTTACTGTTGCTGTATTAGCTCCTTTATCACAGATAGCCCATAGTTTATTGCTATTAAAGAAGAAAGCTGCTGATGCTAATGCATACTTTGTAGCTACAAGATCTGGATTAGCAACAATATTTTCTGGAACTGTAGCATCAAAACGAGTATAGTTTTCTTTACCTGTAAGTTGGATATAACCCCTTCCCCGGAACGCGAAACCGTCTCCTGATGCTTCAGGACCATTACCCATACGAGATGCATAAACTCTGTTTGCAATCTTTTCAGGTTTGCGTTCGTATTGTGCAGCTAAAGCAGCTGTTGGGAAATACTTTTTGAAGATACCCATCAAACCTTTTGCTGAATAGTTAAGATTCTCTTGAGTAGCTCTAAAACCACCAGACTCATGACCACACTGAGCTAAGAAATGAGCTAGGCGTAACGGCGTAGTAATATTAAATAAACGAGCTGTATCTGGAATAGCATCAATAACAGCTTGAGGTACATGTCCTTTTAATCGATCTAGTTTGAAGCTGGAAGTTACAGCAGGGGGTGTTGTAACTTGGGTGACAGGTGCTTCTGTTTGAGATGAAAACATCTTAGCCCAAGTACCATCACCAACAATACCGTCAGCAGTAAGACCGTGTGCAGATTGCCATGCTTTTACAGCAGCATCTGTCTTTGGTCCAAACTTACCAACAACATCAACACCTAAAAACAGCTGGAGCTTCTTTACATCTTCTCCTTCAGATCCTATTCTTAATAACATATGTATAGTGGTTAGGTGATTTTTACTTCTTCTTACGCTTGTAGTAGCGTCTCTTTGGCTTAGCTACTGCTTCTTCAGCAATCTGCTCAGCAACTGAATCAGATATCTCAACGATCTCTTCTTTTACAGCTTCTACAATAGGTTGGACTTCTTCTAAGATAGTCTTCTTTGGACTTGTGAATAGTCCCTTAATGAATGATAAAATACTCATGGTTTATTTGTTTAGGTTAATTCTTTCCGATCTTGAAGTACGTCTGTATGCCAAAAGACGTTGTACCGTCCGTGGCAATGTTAACTTTCGCACCATATATTTGATCCTTCTTCGTCTTGTATAGTATACCGCCTTCAGCACTTCGGACGTTACCCCCGCTAGTAAGGTTAAGGCCACCACCAACATAGACTTGTCGTTTAGGATCATCGTATTTAGTAATCGTTTTAGTTTCTTTTACAACAGGAATCTTATAGTTCTCTCTAAAGCTACGTCCAACAATCTTGTTTTCAGTAACAGTATCAACTATACGTATATGACCATACTGACCAACATGAACGCTGTCTGTATAAATCTTTCTTGAAGCAAAGCGTTTAGCTAAGTCTTCGTACTGCTGCTTTAGTTTAGGATAAGCTGTATCAGCTTTATACTCAGTGCTTAATACCTCAAAAGGTACTGGAACCTCATATGGAACAGGGACTGGTTTCACAATAAGACTATCGTGCTTTGTCCAGAACGTGTCAGTAACAATAAGAGTATCAGGTTGTCTACTATTTGAGTGACCTATACATCCTCGCTGGGTCAGAACTACAAAAAACGCTATAATAATAATAGCGACGATAACTATATTCTTCATTATTATCCTTCCATGTGAACATCTTCCTCTTTGTTTGAGTCTTTTGTCTTCTTACCCATGATGTTTTCAGCACCAGAGATACCAAAAGAACCTAATGTAATAATAGCAAAAGCATTAAAGATGTAGTCGTTTATAACTAACTCTTGTCCTAGATATCCTGTAACTAAGTCTACAGTCATTGCTAGTACCATTACAGCAAAAGACATAAAACCAACTACTGACTTTTCATTCCAGTCGTTGTTGTCTTTAAATATCGTCCAAAAGCTTGTTGATTCGGTTGTCTTCTTCATCTTGGTTAGGTTTTATAGCTACCATCTCATGATAAAATACTTGAGAAGGTAGCTTATTTGGTGGGTTAGGTGTTTGTAATGCCAGTTTACTATATACAGCGCGTTCCAGATTGTCAATCCTAGTTTTATCGACGTTACTTTGCGCCATTAATAGTTTTACATCCTGTTTAACTTCGTTGACATCTTGCCAGATCATAATCCCTAAAAGAGATACTAGACTGGGAAATATCCACGCTTTGAATGCTGAGATGGTTGGGTTCTCTCTGGTCATTGTTTAAAATAGTTTAGCAAATCCTGCTTTTATAATCGTTATATCATTATGACGACCAAGAATTAAGGTGGTGATGAAAAGCATACTGCTTTAAAAAGTCAGTAAAGATCATCGTATTAATATCATGAGAAGCTAACTTACTTCCAAACCAATCAGGTCCATAAAACTTTGTCTTGATATTAACCATACTGCAAAGATCTTCTATAACTGGATGACCTTTATCAGCACCTATTACACCATTCATTATACGTTTTTGTTCTGGTCCCCAAGTTAAAAATATGTTGTCTAACTCTCTTAGTGCATCAAATGAATTAACTGGTTCAAAATCAACATCAATATACAAACCACCGTATTCTTTTAACAAAAACATTCTAAGTACATCTGCTTGAAAAGCGTAGTGTTTAGTTTGTCCAAAGTAATCAAATATTTCTTGCATCTCTTTGGGCATCTCAGGTAGATTATCATCTTTCCAAAACATGTATTCCCATGTAGGATTCATGCTTTTGACTAATCTACAACACCGTCTTTCTCTCACTTGCATCACATTGGGACCTACCCAAATCTGATGTATTATGTTATTCATGGTGAAGTATTCTGAAAGATACGTCCTTTAAACTCACTTGTTAACAAGCTATGTAAAGATTTTGGATCTTGAGTTTCAGTTAGTTTATGATATTCAATACCAATGTACTTAAACTGATTAATCTTATGTATTATACTAGGTATTATTTTATACTCAGCTCCTTCACAATCTACTTTTAAATACTTACAGTCAGTAGTAATATACTTATTAATGGTTTCAGTTATACAATATGATATAACACCTCCTTTTGTATACTCTGAAGATGCACCTGTATTAAATACTGGAGTACTGATCTTTATCTTATCCCCTTCCTTATCAGTAATTGCTACATTATGCAGCTCTATATCTGATAATGATAAACCGTTTAAGAGAATGTTTTTCTTAAACTGCTCATAGTTTATTTGTACTGGTTCAAAAGCTATAACTTTGCATCCAAACTTCTTTTTAACATATATAGAAAACATACCTATGTTGCCTCCTATATCTATTACAGTATCTGTTGGTAAAAGCTTTATTTGCTCTAAGCCATAACAGTCTGATTCAAGTTCCGTTGTTACGATTTTTATTGTATCAGAAGTAGTTAAATCTTCAAAAACTAAAGGTATACTTCTAATACTACCGTAACAACGAGACCTGTTATAATCCATTAAGCTTATGCTTCTTCTGAAGGCTGTAAATGCTTTGGTAACTCTAAATCTAAGCGAGTAATCTCAGCTTCGCATTCAGCTTTTGTAGCAGCAACAAATACTTCTGTTGAACCACCTGTTTCACTTTGATATGCTGCTTCGATTAAATCAATAACCTTACCACTATTATGAATCAATCTCCAGCTTTGAGTAGCCGATACAGTTTTGATTCCATTATTATCTGCTTGAATATACATTGTTATATCTTTTATATGTTAGTTAAAACTAGTTATGGCTAATTGTAAACCCTCTACCTAATAGTATAGCTTTTGCTGCTAAACCAGTGGATGAAGGAGCTGCATTTGTACCACCTGTTAAATTAATTGTACCATTGTTAGATGGATCAGTACCATTTGTACCATCTAAACTAGCTAGTAAAGTTAAAATGCCATCAACTGAAGATTGTGTTAAAGCACAATCTTGGAAGTTAATATTTGCAGGACCCCAAGAAAGACCTAATGTTTTTAGTGTACCAATAGTACCTAAAACCACATTAGCTAACTGAGAATGTCCATTATAAGATACATAAGCACTCTCATAATTAATTATAGCTGGGACACGTAACGTATTTAATACCGATGCTCCAGAACCCATTCCACTACTTACATGATACACTGATTTCCAAAGAATAGCTGATGGTAGATTAATTACTTGTAAAAAACCAGGTTCGTAAATAGAAAGAGCAGCTTGTTTTAATAGCGGAAAGTTTGATGGCCCAATCTCAGCTATAGCTGTTACACCATTAATTTGTATCTGACCATAAGAAGAAAGATCCGTTAATGATGAAAAGTTTAAAGTTGTTAATGCAGGACTATTGTTATTTATCGAAATACCTTTACATACTTGTAGTAGTGGAAAGTTAACAGTTGTTAATGCTGCACCTGAAAAATTAATACCACTCATTGGACTATCTTGAGCAATAGTATCAGGAAAAGAAAAAGTAGTAACCACAGTTGATCCAGTAATGTAAAGATCACCAATATAACGTGTATAAAAAGCTATATTTGTTGCGGTAGTACTAACGCTACTACCACCATATCCACCGTAGCCATTTGAACCAGCAGCATTAAAACTAAATGATGCATAGTTACCAACTTCTGTAGTATAAACACCGTTAACAGTCTTAGGTACAGAAGCTTTTTGTACATAAGTTGCAGTAATATCACTTCCTAATATACCATTCGCAGTTACTCCAAATGATGGAGCTGAACCTCCGCCTGATGCTAAATCTGCAATAGCTTGAGCTGTTACTTTTTTTGTAGTACCACTTTGTACTATTGGTAATACTTCTGTACCTGCTAGGGCAGATGCTGAAGCTAATTGACTAATCTTTTTATTTGCCATGTTTAATATATGTTAAATGTTATAGTGTGATTAAGTCTTCGTTTTCTGCAACTAGACTAAAGTTATCTTCTGTTAATAAAGACTCTGCTCCTGCTGCTGTAACGTCTAAGATGTTACCTTTTGGTACCGTAAGTACAGCTACTAATGAATTAGGTATAATAGCACCTTTTTTGTTTGTACGAACAACGTACTTTAAACCATCAGGATGAGTTGGTAAAACTGTAGCACTAGATATTTCTAGAGTATTAGCTGGAACTTTACCAGTAGTACCCATCATAGTACCAGGGATTGGAAACCCTAAAGCATCTTTCTGAGCATAGTATTTTAATGTTGCCATATTATATAAAGTTTTTAATAGCGTTAAGCAGTAGTTTGGAGATATGAATCAAAGCATTATCTTTGCATCCCCTTTAGAGAATCTCTACATAATAATATATTAAATATTGTACAAATAACCTAAACAAAAGTAGCCTATGATTATAAACCTCTGGACACCACTGATTCTTAACCGTCTAACACTGAATCAGTTTGTTTACTTAGATTTTAGACACAAGGGTATTATACCTCCCCCTGATCTTATTGATAGCCCTAATATTGACAAAGCGTTAATACTGAAAGGATTCATGACAGATAAAGGAGCTATTACCCCGTCTGGTATAAAAATAATAGATGAGTTCTATGCTCAGATTGAGCCAAAGAAGAAAGTCGTTATAACAAGCCAGATGAAACACCCGCAGGTAGATGACCTGTTACTTGATTATCGAGACTATTTCCCAAAAGGTGCAGTATCAGGAAGAGTACTACGTACTAGCCCAACTGATTTAAAGAAACGTTTTAATGACTTCTTTAAAAAGTATCCTGATTATACCTGGGAAGAAGTGCTTGATGCTACTGAGATGTATGCAAATACGTTTAAGAGTAGTGCAAATGGACATACTTATATGAAAAACTCAACCTACTTTATAATGAAAGATGGAGTATCTGAACTAGCTTCTACTATCGAGAGTCTTCGTGACACAGATGGTCAAGTTTTGTCATCAGGATATGTTCATGACTAGTTGTAAATGCAGTAACTTTTTCGTATTTTTATCTTCCTATGAGCTCACAACTAACAGACATTTTAGACGACGTAGTACCCTTATCGGTCATAAACCAAAAGGGCTTAGACTACATTGAGAAGCGCAAAACAGGACAGATCAAATCAGTCAAAACACCTTGGAACACAATCAACGATGTGACCATGGGAGGATTTGAGTGGGGAACTATCTCTGTTGTTGCTGCCAGATCAGGAGGTGGTAAGACTACCTTCATGCTTGAGTTAACAAGAAGTGTTCATGACTTAAACCCAACACAGGATTTTATCGTACTTGACTTTCAGTTTGAGATGACAGACGAGAAGATTGCCTTGAGAGAGTATAGTCAGAAGACAGGCTTATCCGTAAAGGAACTTGCTAGTGCAAAGAAGAAACTTGATGACAGTGTTGTCAGCTTTCTTAAAGGTTATGTAGACTACAAGAAAGAAAAATCAGGAGGTGCTGATAAGATCTTTGTCATTACAAAGAGGTGTACTGTCTCTAATATTAGAGCATATATACTTGCCATGTGGACGAAGCATCGTAAGCCAATGATTATCACTATTGACCATAGTTATCTTGTAATGATGGGTACTGAGAAGAGTGAGCTTGCAATGCTCCATAACCTTGGTACTATGATGACTGAGTTAAAGAAAGCAATACCATGCTTGTTTATCGTTCTTAATCAGATGAACAGAGATATCGAGAGTAATGAGAGACGTCAACCAGGTAAGGCTGGTAACTATCCTAATACATCAGATATCTATGGTGGTGATGCTTTGTATAACCATGCTGACTTAATGCTTGCACTAGACAGACCTTTTGAAAAGAACCTAATGATTTACGGCCCTAATAAGTACAAAGTAGAACAAGACCACGTTGCTGTTCACGTACTAAAAGCTAGAGATGGTAAATCAGATGCTGTGTTATTCTTTAGGGGTGACTTTGCAGCTAACAAGTTTATTGAATGTCCTGAACCTGATAGAGATGTTGATGCTATCAGTACTAGAAGAAGAGTAGTAAATCCTTAATAATGTTAATAAATATGATGAATCAATTAAAAGGACAGTTTAGTATACTGAACTCAGTCCCAAAAGCAGTGCCTGACTTAGGCCCGAATGTACTTGGTAAAACAAACATGACTATCGACGAGAAGAAACAGTTGTATAGTAAGCTAACACAATTTCACAAAGATGCTTTAGCTGACTATGGTTTCCCAAACGCAAAGGTTGAGTTTAAAACTATTTGGCATGACGCCACAACAGACCTAGATTCAGTAAATATCTATGGTAATCAGTTTAGACGTAACTTCTTCTTTGAGATCTTGAAGTCTTCAGATGATAAGAAAGGTTATGTGGCAATGGATGAGCGCATCTTATTTACTGTAGATACAGATTGTGCTTACTGGGAACAGTATCCATTAGCAAATGTTAACGCTAATAACTTACCAGATGCCGTAGAGAATAGATTGTATAGTGTTCCTTTAATAGATCTTATACCAGTTAATCTAACAAGATCTTCGGTATCTACTGTACAACAGTCTTGCGCAACAAGAGTACAGCATGCATATGCACCGTTACAAGATGAACCTGAACTACCAAAACAAGCATCGCTTGACTTTGAGTTAGAGCAGTTATCATCAAATGATTTCAAAGCAGAAGACCAACACTATAGTAACCTTAGTGTACTTGACTTGCTTGCAATCATTCAGTGTGAGCCAATAAGCTCAAAAGATTATCTTAATCAAGCAATAAATAAAGTAAAACAAAAAAGAAGCAAATAATGGAAGAGTTCACATTACCTATAGATAAAGTTAAAGCTGAAGTAAAGAATCCAAAGAATCTTGTTATATTCGCAAAGCCAAAAGTTGGCAAGACTGAGTTACTAGCAGGACTACCTGATTGTCTAATCTTAGACCTTGAGAGTGGTACTGACTATGTTGATGCATTAAAGATCAAGGCAACATCTGTTAGAGACATAAAAGCCATCGGTGAGCAGATCTTAAAAGCAAATAAACCGTATAAGTACATCGCAGTAGATACAATCACTGCACTTGAAGACATCTGTTTACCATTCGCAGAAGAGTTATATGGAAAGACTTCAATGGGAAAGAACTGGTTAACAGAAGGTAAGCCTAAGTATACAAGCTTATTGAACTTACCAAACGGCGCGGGTTATCCGTGGTTACGTGAGGCATTCACAAAGGTTATTGATTACATCAAGACTCTTGCTCCTCACATTATTTTAGTTGGACACGTTAAAGATACAATGTTAGAAAAGAACGGAGCAGAAGTAAATGTTCTTGACTTAGATCTAACAGGTAAGCTTAAGCGTATCACTACATCTAACTCAGATGCTATTGGGTATCTATATCGCAAGGGAAAGCAAAACTTCCTGAGCTTTAAAACAACAGATGAAATCTCATGTGGGGCTAGACCAACTCACTTAAGAGATGAAGAGTTTATGGTATCAGAGATGACACCAACCGGTCTGGTAACATATTGGGACCAAGTATTCATTTAATGTAAACAACAATAATAAACAAAAACAATCATGATTAGTACAAAAGATTTTGCAGCAGTAGAAGAAAAAGGAACAAAGACTAGCCCAATCGTAGGACCAGGAACAACAGAAGCACGTATCCTTAATGTTCAGTTAACAAAGAACCGTAGTTTTGATACTGATGGTTCAGTTGCTTTAGTGTTAAACATTGAAACTCCAGCAGTAACAGATCCAAACTTCCAAGGTTTCTTTATTAACCCTAACGATCCTTCAAGCCCTCGTCACTTAGGTCAGATAGGTCGCATCAAGTACAAAGCTTACCCAATGAAGGATAGCACTGTTACTCGTAATATGCCAGATGGTACTACAAAGACTATCAATAATAAGCGTGACAATGAGTATTTACAAGCAGTTATCAACTTAGCAAACACTTTAGGTGCTCCTATTAGAGAAGCTGTTGATAATATTGCAGCATCTACTATCTTTGATCACGTTGATGCAGTATCAAAGATCTTTGCTAACCGTTCAATGGTATTCACTATTGCAGCAAGCGGATACAAGAATGCAAAAGGTTATACTGCATATGACTTGTTCTTACCGTATGATAAGACAGGAAAGAAAGCTTATGTGTTAAAGGGTAATGAAGCTGATCTTATTGCTTTTGATAAGTCACTACATGTTAGTGAACCAAAAGAAGATAAGCAGGTTGCAGGTTTCGAACCAAACAACGATTTCAGCTTATAATATTAGTGGTTAGGTGATGTAAGAAAGGGTGGGGATTTTATCTCTGCCCTTCTTTTTTCTCCTTTAATTACAACAGGTTATGCTAAGTACAAAAAACTTAATCTCAGATGTCAAGCTCGTACCATCAACATGGATATTCGAGCACTATTGCAAGCTTCCTGATAAGCTTGTTGGTCAAGATCTTAAGGTAAAGAGTCTTTTCAATCCAAAGGAACGTACACCAAGTATGTGTATCTACTTTGATCAGAAGAAAAGTATCTATAAGTTTAAGGACTTCTCAACAGATACAGGCGGAGGAGCTATTGATTTAGTAAAGCATTTGTACCAGTGTAGCTTTGGACAGGCAAGCGGAACTATTATTGAAGATTACAATGAGTTTATCTTACATAATAATGGAGGCTTTGATGTTCAAGAGTTTAAAAGCTATAGTAAATACCGTGTTAAAGATACAACTACACGGCCCTGGACAACAGCAGATCAATACTACTGGACTAAGTTTAACATAGGCAGTAGATTACTTGATGAGCATAATGTTAGGCCCTTACAATCCTACATTATGGCTAAAGAAGAAGACGGTCAAAACAAAGAGCTTGAGATATTAGGCAAGCATTTGTATGGCTACTTTACAAGTGACAGTCAGGTATACAAGATATACCAACCCACTGTAAAGGATAAGAAGTTTATTAAGGTTGCGAACTATATACAAGGTTCAGAGCAACTAAAAGGACATGATTACTTAGTTATTACCTCTAGTCTTAAAGACTTGATGGCATTAAAATCATTAAAGCTTAGTGTCGATGTGATTGCACCAGACTCTGAGAACACAATGATAAAGCAAGAAGTCATTGATAAGTATAAGAATCAATATAAGAAGATTATTACTATCTTTGACAACGATGAGGCAGGACTTCGGGCAATGAAGAAGTATCAAGAGCACTATGATATACCTTATGTTCATTTAAAGATGAGCAAAGATTTAGCTGATGCTATTAGAGACTTTGGACCTAGAGAAGTAATGATCAATTTAGTCCCTTTAATAACAAAACACGTAGTAGATAATGAGTCAAACAACTTGGATGCACAAGCGTAAAGCTATCACTTCTCTTGATAAGCTTCCTAATTACCATGAACTAGAAGGATTCGTCTATAAGATCACTAATCTAACAACAGGTCAGATCTATATAGGTAAGAAGTCTTTGTACCATACAAAGAAGAAGAAAATCTCAGCTCGTAGTAAAGCAGAAACAAAAACAAGAAAGACATTCGAGTATATAAAGAAAGAGTCTGACTGGTTAAAGTATTATGGATCAAGCAAAGAACTATCAGCAGATGTTAAGTTACTCGGAGTTGAGCACTTCTCAAGAGAAATCTTAGAGCTATGCAAAACAAAGAAGTACTTGACATATGCTGAGTTTGCTTGGCAAGTTAAGTTAGACGTATTAAGAACTAACTCCTATAACGGAAACATACTAGGTAAATGGTATGGTCGTGATATGGAATAAACAGAATTATTATGGCACAACTACATGAGACACTGATGGGTCAAAAGCTGATATCAACAAATATACCAGGTATCCATCATGAGTTAAAACGCATAGCAGACTTATTAGAAAGTTATGTTGTAATGCAGACAAAAAAACTAAGACCTAGTGACAACAGAAGTATTGTTCTTGTAAAACCAGGTATATACAGAGTAACTCTCTGTGGAGATTTATGGACACTAGAACAAGATAGGTTCAACTCAAAAATATGGCGAGGTGTATTAGAAACTAGTGTAGGTTCAAAGAAAGTTGGTACATCAGTAAAAGCACAAACAAAAAGAGATGCTCTTATAATGATGGAAGAAAAATACAGTTAATATGGAAGACCCAATTATTGAAGCTGTTATAGAACAGATGAAGGAAGACTTTGCGATGCAGGATGTAACAGCTATCTATGAGCTACTTGAGTACCTTCCAAAGAAAAATCTATTAGGCTATCTACCAGAAGAGGTAGCAGAACAACTTAAACAACAAAAACATGGCGGACAATAAAAACATTGAAGAAGCTTGCGTTGATTTGATTGGCTTTCTTGAAAGAATAGAGTCAACAACAAATGACAAGATTACAGGTGCTGAGATACGTAACTATATGTATCAGCAAGGATACTGGTCAAAACAAGAAGAGCATGATCACAACAATGAATCAACTGGCATCTAATATGGAAGAGCAAATGTTAATGAATAGCTTCTATGAGAAGCCTTTTCAGTTTAGTTACAGTAGTCTTAGCAGATTACTATGGAGTCCAAAGTCTTTTAAGGACGTATATATCAATGGTATAAGAGAAGAGATTGTTGCTGATCACCTTATCAAGGGTAAGCTTATACATAATCTGATCTTAGAACCGGATAGCATTACAAAGAACTATATCGTAATGCCTACTGAGTTACCTGCTGCAAAAGCAAAGATGGTTATCGATAGAGTGTTTGCACATAAGCAACAGTTACAAGATGATTCAAGAGAAGAGCTTGATCAGTTTGGTGGAGCTATCTTAGATATCATGGCTGACATGAACTACTTTCAGAACTTAAAGACTGATGCTCAACGTCTTGATAAGATAATAACACTTGACCATCAAGTATACTGGTCTTTCTTAAAGATGAAGAAGGGCAAAGATCTAATCGATCAAGATACTCTAACATTCTGTACAGAAGCGGTTAATACTATCAAGAGTCATGCAGATATCTGTGATCTACTAGGCTTACACTTAGATAGCATGTCTGGTAATATTGAGACAGTAAACGAAAAGATGTTCTATATCGATAAGTTTAAAGACTATCCGTTTGGACTTAAAGGTATTATTGACAACTTAGTTATCGATCACAATAAGAAGATCATCTATATCAATGACTTAAAGACTACATCAAAGGATCTTATTAACTTTGATGGATCTATCGAGCATTATGATTACTGGATGCAAGCTGCTATCTATGTTCAGTTAGTTAATGAAAACTATGCTCATCTTATTGGATACACTATTGAGTTTAACTTCGTAGCTATCGATAAAAACTACTGCACATATGCCTTTGGTGTATCTGCTGAGAGTATTATTGCATGGACTGAACGAATGATGGATACTTTAAACAAAGCTAAGTGGCATTACGAAGAAAGAAACTACTATCTTCCGTTTGAACTTGCTAGTAAAAAAGTATATTTGTAGTATAAAACCAACATACAATGATAGACGCACACAAGATACCATCGTTATATAGCAGATACTTTCAGAAGTCAAAGACATTTTTATTACCGTTTGTTCTTACAGATCGTAAGTCAATGACTCAACCTGAGAATGTATATATAGCATGGAAAGATAGATATGCTGTAAAAGATAAGCGTTTGATTGTTGTTTACAAAGCAGGGAATAAATCCGCTGCGTTCAAGAAGGCGGAGGCTGTACTAACAGCTTCCCCTTTATTTGAATCAAGAGAAGAGTACAACGATAGGATTATCTTTATCTTTAACTTTACAAAGAAGAGAAGAGACTGGAAGTGCTTTATCGATGGTAAATATTCTATGCTTGATGAGGATGCTAAACTAGATATCCTTTACTTCTTTAGAAAAGAACCAAAAGAGTGCACATACATTAACTCATACTTATACCCTGAATACCACTTTGATCACTACGCAAGTTTACTTGATGTTGATGTTAGAGTACTTATTGATATAGGTGAGTTATGTGATAAGTATGATCAAGACAAAGAAACATTAACATTAGTTACTGCAGATTTGGAGATCTTAGAAAAAGCTGTTTAATTTGTAAAAACCAACCAACATTATGGCAAATAATATGTTTATCATCTCCTCTAAGTGGGGAGAACTTGATAGTTTTCGTATGATTCCTATCAACATGGAGTGTCCTTTCGCAGAATGTATCTATGATCCTTCTCAAGGTATCTTAGCTGTCATCTCAAAAGAGAAAAGACAAAAGTATCACTTCTTACCTAAGTTAGATGACCGCGGTAAAGTTATACCAGTAAAGAAAAAAGCAGGAGATCCAGAAGAGTTTACTCCTTTTGCTGAAGAAAGACGTTTGATGGAATCATCTTACGAGTATTACAT